AACATATAAATAAAAACCCTCGTATAACAATGTCAACTATACACGGAGCGAAAGGAGGAGAAGCTGATAAAGTTTTATTGATGCAAGACATAACAAATGCAGCGTTGGAGACGTTTAGTCACGACCCGGATGAATTACATAGATTATTTTATACCGGAGCGACGAGAGCGAAGCGTGAATTGCACGTTTTGGATCCAAAAGATTTTAATCGAGCTTATATAATATGAAGAAAATGCCTAAACAAAAGAAAACAAATACTCGAGAAGAAAAAGAAATAATTCAAGATTATTTTATGGATTGTAGATTTCGTTTTCAAGATCAATATAAAGAGAAAGTTAAATTGATAGAGAAAAATTTTCCATTATATGCAGTAGATAAAACTCAAGTTCCTTGTTTATTGACAATGGATTTAATTACTTATTCACAGGGTACTATGACTAAAGAAGAGTTTGAATCATATAAACTTTATGTTCAAGATGTATTAAATGGTTATAGGCCCCCTATAAAGTTTGAAGTTATTGAAGGAGGAAAAAAATGAACTGTTGGCACTGTAACACTGAACTAATTTGGGGTGGAGATCACGACACTGAAGATAATGAAGACTATGATATTGTAAGTAATTTATCTTGTCCAAATTGTCATACAGCTGTTGAGGTTTGGCATCCATCTGAAAAATTAATAAAAGAATATAAAGACTATGAGGAGAAAAAAAATGACAAGTAAAGATATGTTTAAAGGAATAAACTACGACTCACTAGAAAAGCAGGTAGGCGGGAAACATTACAAAGGTATGAAAATTCAACCTGCTGAATTTATTAACGAAAACAAGTTGCTTTTTGCAGAAGGCAACGCTATAAAATATATCTGTAGACATCAATTTAAGGGAAAGGAAGAGGACGTGAAGAAAGCTATACACTATTTAGAAATGATATTAGAGAGAGACTACTCGTGAGAAGTACACAAATCCCATTATTTACTCCTGAAACAGAATGGGTAATGCCTGATGAATTAAAAGATTTAAAAGGTCATAAAGAAATTGCAATTGACTTAGAAACCAATGACCCTCATTTAATGACACTGGGTTCTGGTAATGTTACTGGTAGAGGACACATTGCTGGCGTTGCGGTGGCCGTAGAAGGTTGGGCAGGTTATTTTCCAATCCATCACGAGTCTGGTGGTAATATGGATAGAAATTTAGTTTTATCTTGGCTACAAGATGTATGTAATCAACCTGATACTACGTTTATATTTCACAATGCAATGTATGATGTCTGCTGGTTAAGATTAGCAGGTGTTAATGTTAAAGGTAAGATAGTTGACACTATGATTGCAGCTTCATTAATTGATGAAAATAGAATGTCTTATGCATTAAATACCTTGGCTAAATTTTATGTAGGAATTGGTAAAGACGAAAGTGTTTTAACTGCTGCAGCAAAAGAATATGGATTAGATCCTAAAAAAGATATGTGGAGATTACCCGCGCTTTTTGTTGGACAGTACGCGGAGCGTGATGCGGAAGCTACCTTAAAACTTTGGCAACGATTAAAAGTAGAATTATATAATCAAGAACTAATGGATGTCTTTACATTGGAGACAAAACTATTTCCTTGTTTAGTTGATATGAGATTCAAAGGAGTTAGAGTTGATTTAGAAAAAGCAGCTAAAATCAAAAAAAATCTTATGCAACGTGAGTCTAAAATTATCAATAAAATCAAAGACTTAACAGGTGTTCACGTAGAAATACACGCAGCTAGATCTATTGCAAAAGCTTTTGATAAATTAAAATTACCTTATGATCGAACGGAGAGAAGTAATGAACCAAGTTTTACAAAAAACTTTTTACAAAATCATCCTCACGAACTACCAAAGTTAATTGCAGATGCAAGAGAGATTAATAAAGCGCACACAACTTTTATTGATTCGATTACAAAACATTCTGTTGATGGTAGAATACACGCAGACATAAATCAAATACGATCAGATCAAGGCGGAACGGTGACGGGTAGATTCTCTATGTCCAATCCAAACTTACAGCAAATTCCAGCGAGGCATCCGGAACTCGGACCGATGATTAGATCTATTTTTATTCCAGAAGAAAAAACGGTTTGGGGATCGTTTGACTACTCACAACAAGAACCTAGAATTTTAGTTCACTATGCAAAACTTCAAAACTTAAATGGTGTTGATGAAATTGTAGACGCATACAATGCAGGCGATGCAGACTTCCACCAGGTAGTTGCAGATATGGCAGGCATTGAACGTAAGCAAGCTAAAACTATTAACCTTGGTTTGATGTATGGTATGGGTAAAAATAAATTAATGGCTGAACTAGGTTTGATGAAAGAATCTGCAGAAAAATTAATAAAACAATATCACACCAAAGCACCCTTTGTTAAACAGTTAATGGATAATGTATCTCGTAAAGCAAACGACCGAGGTAAGATTAGAACTTTAGGTGGACGTGCGTGTCATTTTGATTTATGGCAACCTGTACAGTTTGGAGTCTTTAAACCTTTACCGTTAGAGATGGCTAGAAAAGAATACGATGAGCCTTTAAAAAGAGCCTTTACTTATAAAGCATTGAATAAGTTAATTCAAGGTAGTGCAGCAGATATGACTAAGAAATCTATGGTGGCTTTGTATGAAAACGGTATAATACCTCATATTCAAATTCACGACGAAGTGGATATTTCTGTAGAATCTGATAAAAAAGCAGAGGAGATAATTAATATTATGGAATCTGCTGTTGAATTAAAAGTTCCCAATAAAGTTGACTATGAAAAAGGAGCCAATTGGGGTGAAATTAAATAATGGCTTATCTAAATGCAGATATACCACCTATTTATTGTAAAGTAAGGAAGGAGTATTTATATGATTTTAAATCACATCAAGGAGAAAGTGAAGAGTGTGTTGTCTTTGGTCTCACAAGTATGGCAGGAGCGGCAACATTATTTCACATTATGTTACCAAACGGCGCAGTCTTTTTTCGATTGCCTATCTCTGCGTTTTTCCAAAAATCGTATGACAGACCCGACGTGCCCGATATGCAAGTCGACGAGTTACAATTGTGGAACAGCTTTAGTTATTATCCTAGTGTTCATAGCTTTGGTTATTTAACCTCGCAACGTGGAAAATATTTTGGTAAAGATAAAAAATTTTATTATGGAGAATATTTATTTACAATTGATTGGGCCCATCCGGAAAGTAATATCTTGGATACAGAGCATAGTGAAATCCCTGATCAACATAAGTGTGGTCACGTATTGGCTCTTGATAACGGCAATTATGCAATTCAGCCTAATAATCGTATTCTGTGGAACATTTCTAACTTTACATTTAATAGTGATATTCCAGACTATAACGTCCAAACTACAGAGTGGAACGTTGAAAATAAGAACTGGATTACAGAAGATACTGATAAAATGTTTTATAAAGTAAATGATAAAGAAGATTGATTTTAAGTTTATCAATCTATAAAATACACACTTAAAATAAAAACTAACAACTCTTAATATTATGATGGTTAGATGTAAAAATTGTGGCCACGGGTGTCACTGCAGCGAAGATAAAATAGATTCAGAACATTACACACCTTTAATGGATTTATGTGAGTGTAAAAAATGTTTACACGAAGCTGAAAAAGAAATTGAATATGAGGAATGTTTATCGTGTCAATAGCAGAATTATTTAAGAAAAACTTTGTACTATTACCTGTTATAGCATCAGTTCTTTTTGGGACGTTTACAGGAGTTAAATACGTAGTTAATCTAACAGATACTATCAACGCTAATCAAACACAGATTCAATCTATTCAAGAGATGGAGATTGTAAATCTTCAAAGAGAATTAAAAGTTGCAGATGGACATATCCAAGAATTAAAACAAAGATTAGAGAGAGCAGAAGCTACCTGGGAAATGGCTGAAAACCTTTATGATCTATTGGGACAAAAAGTAAACGAACTTGAATGGGACGTTAAGGATTTAAATAGGTAATGTATGGAGAGTCTCAGGATGGATTACAGATTTACTGCACTAT